TTAACTCATCAATCATTTTGATGATGAGATCGTCAGTCCTTTCGCTCTCGTCTAAACGATTTTCGTGGCGCTCCAAGATAATAGCAATTTTGTTACTATTATCTGAAATAGTACCAACGGCACGTTCTAGTTTATCCAGCATCTCCTTAGAGAGATCTTCGTAGATGCTAAGTTTTGATTCTAGGACTGCTAATTTACCGAGTCCGAATGCCATCTCACATCTGCGATGGATCAAATCTCATGATCTGCAGGAATGACTCAACACTCTTGTTCATCAGGAAACGATACTGGTCCTGGCGAGCAGCGTCAAGTGCTTCAAAGGTAGAAACCATTCTCTTAGCAACATCGCTGTTGACTCTCAGTGAACGACCATCCTTGAACTGGACATGTCCTTCTACTTCCTGATTGCCGTAGGTATCTTCCTGAGCAAGTTTCATCAGGGTGCCAAGAACTTCTACGCCAGGTGCCTGTGTGCCTGCTGCCTCTTCAATCTCAACGCTCTCCTGAGTTTGTCTCTGCAGGGAAGTTTGCTTCTTAGCAGCCTTCTTTCTAAAGTCAGACAGACGTGCCTTCATCAGGGTGTCCATCTCCTTAGTCTTATTCTGCATTTTGCTTTTGGCATCCTGCGCTTTCTTCTGAACTTCCTTCTGCTTGTTCAGTTTCTTTTGTTGGGCAATCTGTTTCTGAGCACGCTCAGTCTCTGAAGGTCCTTCCTTCTTATCGTCTGCCTCAATAATGTGTTGTTCTTGTGCCATTTTTTTCTTTGCTCGCTTCTCTCGGTTGGATAAAATACGGTTTACAAGTTTACGACCTGCTTTAGTTCTACCATCATACTTTTTTTTCTTCTTGCTGGCAGGAATACCAGGAGGTTCATGTGCGGGAGGAAGTGCAACATTAGCACCAGTACCAACTGAATTAGTTGGTTCTTCCCACATTTTATATCTCGCTTGTTGTAGAAGTTTTCTGATGTTCTTCATATCCTATTTAGTTCTTCTAAACATTTCTCATCTGGTTTAAGACCCTCCAGATAATTCTCTGGCATTCTGTTGAGATATAACAAAAAAGATTTGATTACTGGCCAACAATTACTATCAATTTTATAAAACAACAGCGGTACTGTTGCATCATTAAATACGTTAAAAAGTAAGATTAAATGATTAAGGATAAGATGATGTTTAAGTACGTCAGAGTTTAGATACTTTCGTATCAATTTTTTGACATACTTAAACCTCTTTAAGTCCTCATCAAACTCTTCTCTTGTAGTACAATGTGGATTGTTGTAATGTTTAATTGCAAAGAAGATATAGTTTTCTTCGTTCAGTTCATCAAATCTCATTTAATTATCAGGTAACAGTTAGGGCGGCGGCGGAGGAAACTACTTCAGCGGCACCAGTGTCGGTGGTAACTTTACATCTGTACTGATTACCATTGTCACCAGCGGCTGTTGCTGCTGTTGTGTATGTAGCAGTTGTTCCATTTGCACCAGTAGTAACATCAGCGAAGTCAACTCCACCATTAGTACTCACTTGCCACTGATATGCAAGTGTTCCAGAACCAGTGGTAACGGTTGCAGCAACAGTAAATTGTGCAGTGTTACCAGCAGCAACAGAAGCAGCGGCAGGTTGAGTACCGATGGTGATAACAGCGAGAGCATCAGCAGCAGTTGTATCATCGGTGAAGTCACCAGAAGTTCCAACAGCAACATTCAGATGTGCAAGACATTCTGCCTTATGACGGGTGTCGCCACCAACATCATAGGTCTTATAGAGCCACCAACCAGGACCCCAAATACCACGAGCTTTGTTTACAGCAAGTGCTGCCTCAGTTGTATCTGCAAAAATAAGTTCTCCAGGTGAACTATCACCACCCTTTACTACATAATCAGCAACTGCCTTAGGAGCAGTACGACGGACTGCACCAGCAAGTGCATTGTCAGTAGAACCAGCATATGCTTTATGCAGTTCAATTGCAGTTGTGCTGGTTACTTCTTTGACGAGGTATGATACACCGTCAAGAACTAGGATGTCTCCTACATCCACGCTATCTGCAGCGTTCTTTGTAACAGTAGCGTCAGCAGCTGTGACTCCTACAGTGTTAGCAAAGGTCGCGGCATCAATTTTTCCGAGAATTGCCATTGGTCTCCCTAAAAAGTACTGTGTGTTATTCTTTATATATTTATAAATTACAAAAAAAGGGGAGTCATACTCCCCGATTATAAATTTGTAATTACAATCTATCCATTAGAAGTTTCCAATTCTTCTGTCTCTTCTTCTCTGGCAAGGATTGCTTTCTCAACAACCGCGAGAAGTTGATCATCCATTTCAGTCTTAGTCAAAGTAACTGCCTTCCTCAGAATAAGAAGACAAACTTCAACTAATTTTTCTCCAAGTTCCTCATTCTCAGGGATCCTGGCAACGGCATCGGAGATAATTTTGGATGCGAGTGGAAGTAAAAAGGCAAGCATGATCTTATGGCAAGGTTCAAAGCCTATTTATCATCACTTCTTCATTTTTTTAGGAGTAGGACCGTCGCAACCGCAACCTTCTTCAACTTCTTTTACATCGGGACAGCACTCTTTGCCATGAACATCACAATCAGTGCCTTCCTTGGTTTCATTACACTTCTTTTTACCATACTTTTCTTCAAGACCCATCTCGGTTCTCCAGTCGGAACGCTCTTCCTTCTTCATTCCGATTGCTTTGCCGATTGCCTTACGACGCTTCATCAGATACTTATCTGAAGAATCTTTCTTACCATCATTATTAACGTCACCATCTTCCTGACCTACGGGATCAAGTTTCTTCTCGTCAAGATCCTCTTCTTTAACACAGTTAGGAACAACCTTACCACCCTTATTCTTCGTACCCTTTGCTTTATAACCGTCCCAGCACTTGTCAGCACCAACATTCTTGCGTGCCTGCTTCATACTTCCTTCAAAAATTCCACCTCTAGAAAGATTAGAAACAGCAGCATCCATCAATGATGATGCGAACTCATCTGACACTTCCTGCTTGTTCTCTACTTCACCGAAGCACTCTTCACCAGCAATGCCATTGGCGGTACGCTTAATTAAAGATTCTGAATAGCTATCGTTGTACATTTCTTTCTGGGTACTTTTTCTTTTATTTATAGATGTAGACCACTCTGGAGTTTTAGTCTTACCATATTGCTCTTTCTTTTGACCAGGAGTGAGATCCTGAAGATACTCTCTGGTCTCATCAGTGCCGAGTTCATGAACCTCACTGATGTCAGAAATCCAACTTCTGAATGTCTTATGATTTTCATCTAAGCAGATAACATAGTTTGGTCCACGTCTAATAATAGTGCCGACCTGATCATTTCCATTCTTTACTTTCATCCCTTCTGGAAAGATCTCATCATTGTAATACTGTTCACGGATGTAAACCTTTGAGTATTCTGAAAAGTTGTACATTAATACTTAGATTCTATCAAACTATTTATTATTTAAAATTAGCAGGAAGATTCTCTGCAATTTCCACCATTAACTTTTTGCAATCAGTGTCATTCAACGCTGTAGGTATACCAGATCTAAAGGTTTTATAATCCATCTTATGTGCCGCTCTTCTCATCTTAGTTCCCGAGATAGCAAAGGTATCTCCATCGGCATCTCTACTTCCAGAAGATTTAATTTCAATCTTTCTGAATGAAAAATCTTTGCCGTTATACCTGTGCAAGAATTGCATAGCAGAAACTCTATCAGAACCTACAAGGAATACCACCTCATCATATCCTGCCATCATCAGATCTTGCAGGATTGCAACAGGATCTCTAGGACCAGAAAATATTTTGCCACGATGCTCTGGAAACATCTTATCCATATAATACTTCTTGCGATCTGGTGGCAATGGATTACTACCTTTCTTATCTACAGTCTGTGAAATATAAATGCGATAGTCATTCTTCCCTGCTGCCTGTTTCACGCCAGCAAAGTTTTCTTTATGTCCTGTGGTTGGTGGTTGAAATCTACCAAATGTAAAGTAGCAAACCTTTCCGTCTAACGCCATTGTTTCTGTAAGGTGAAATTGTTGTACGCAAATTCAAGACGATTGACAAACTTAATCATGTCACCATCTTTATGCATAACATATCCTTCAGGTGTCGTCACTTTATATCCATTTTCAGTCTGGACAAAAGTTCTGAACTCTTCTAAGTGATCTAGTTTATCTATAACCATTTGTTTCACTGCCTGCATTTCTTTATATAATGCAAGCAATGCCTTAAACTTATAGACATTATCTACCAGATAGTTTTCACTCTGGTACACCAGATTACGTTTCTTAGTAAGGTTTGCAGCAGTCTTGATCTTGGCAAGTTCCTTACTCATCTTGGCATGATAGAAATTGCCCAATGCATATAATGCTGCGTCAACATTACCAATG